TATGGCGGGTGACGGTAGTGATCTCATGTGGTCAGCCAAGAAGCCTCAGCGCTTCAGCCCTGACAACTTCTACCTAGGTGATCTTGACATCGAAGAGACCATCAAGAGAGAGAACCCTTACAGTTATGTAGCTACAGGCCACAGCGGTCTTGATGATAAGATCAGGGGGCTAGTCAAAGGAGGTATTACTTTTGTTAAGGCACCTCGTGGTGGTGGTAAGACAGAGATGGTACGTTTCTTTGAGTGCGGTCTCCTTAAGTCAGACCCTGATGTAAAGGTGGCTATGATGCACATGGAGGAGATGCGTTCCACCACCTACCGTGCGATGGCTACATACGAGCTAGGGATCAATGTGCGTACTAAGGAGGACGCAGCGGCTAACGGTGTCAGTGAAGATGCTGTAATCGGTGCTGCACAACGTATCGCTGATGACCGTACTGTTGTCTTCGAGCTTCGCTCACACGACGACCCCATGAAGATCCTTGACTATGTACGGATGGCTGCTACTGTCTACGGTGTTGACTATGTGTTCATTGACCACGTACAGCGGCTGGCTTACCTGTCCCAAGGTGGGGCTGATGGAGCTACGTCACTCCTGACAGCTGTCGGCTCTCGTATGGCCCAGCTAGCTAAGGAACTAGACATCGGGGTTATCTTCATCTCTCAAGTGAACGACGATGGTCGTACCAAGTATGCAGGTTCTCTTGAGGAAGAGGCTATCATTTGTATCAAGCTAGAGCGTGATGTTGAGAGCGAGGATGAGGATGAGCGCAACACTACCACCTTTGTTGTAGACAAGAACAGACCTTTCAGTAGACTTGGGAAGGCAGGTAGTATATACTACGACCCAGACACAACAATACTAGCAGAAGGGGAAGGCTTCGATGTATAATTACATGTATGACGATGATGACTATGAGTTCGATGGTTCGGGTTGTCTTGACGGAGACGATGACTACTTCGGTGAGATGGATGATGAGTTTGGTGAGTTTGACCCGATGAATGAAGACGTTGTACGTGAGCTCAACAAACAGATGCTTCAGACAGAAGTTGAGCTTGCAGAAGCTATAGCACAGGGTGACCTTCATCGAGCAGAGAGACTCCAAGATGAGATTGAACTGTTTCTGATGATGGATACCTAGAGAGGAGAAAGTATGCCAAGGATCGCATTCTGTGATATCGAGACTAACGCTATTGACCACCCCGATAAGATTTGGCTGGTAGGTGGTAAGATGGCAGACACAGGTGAGGTCTTCCGTTTTGAAAACATCCACGAGGACGAGGTTGCACGTAAGGCTGCTACTGAGTGGCATCATTCACTAGACAAGATGGTTGGACATAACTTCATCCAGTATGACCTACCTATCCTCAACAAGTGGTTAGACAAACCCCTGGACCCCCGAAAGGTGTTAGACACATTGATAGTCTCACGTACTGTAGACTACGACATACTGACTCCACAAGGAGGCAAAGGCCCACACTCACTGAAGAGCTGGGGTATCCGACTAGGTGTTCACAAAGGAGACTACACTGACTTCGCTAACTTTAACCAAGACATGATCGACTACTGGGAAGGAGACCTAGACACTACAGAAGCTTTGTTCAATCACTTCAGTGATGTAATCTACGACAAGGACTGGTCGCGTTCACTGAGAGCAGAGCATGACCTACAGATCGAACTAGTCCGTACTAAATACCACGGCTTCCACTTTAACGAGGAGCTAGCACGTCACCTACTTGACAAGGTAACAGAGGAGATGGATAAACTAGAGGATCAGTTTCAAATAGACTTCCCCCCTAAGTTACTTCAAGTGAACAGTATCAAGTACAGGGAGAAGCAAGACGGTACACTGTACTCTAACGTCCTACAAGCCAAAGAGAAGTACGACCTGACTAACAGGGTCGGGGACGAGCTCCAGTGTTTCAACTTCATACCATTCAATCCTGGGTCGTCTCGTGTACGTGCTGATGCACTCTGGGATGCTGGTTGGAAACCTTTCGATAAGACAGCTACCCATATTAAGTTCCTCCGCCTAAAGGTCGGTGACCCTTACGGTAAGAAGATACCCAAGATGGACCAGAAGTTTTATGATGAGAAGAAAGCTGACCTAGAGCGGTACGGCTACACGGTGTCAGAAGAGAACCTACTGACACTCCCTGAGGACGCCCCTGAGGGCGCTAAGGGCCTCGCCCAGTGGCTTACCCTGGAAGGACGTAGGAGCTCACTGGCTGAGTGGCTAGGGCAGGTCTGTGAGGACGGAAGGATACACGGTACTATCAACAACATCGGGGCTTGGACAGGGCGTTGTGCCCATAACAACCCTAACACAGCTAACATCTCTTCAGTATTCCACGGCACACCGAAGACAGCTGTAGAGGAGGTCAAAGCTAAGTACGATGGTCACATCCGCGGCTGTTGGGGTACACCTGAGGGTTCGTTCCTTGTTGGCTGTGATGCTGACGGTATCCAGCTTCGAGTACTTGCTGACTACCTGTGGCGTTACTTTGACGCTGACATGTACGCCAAGGCTATTATGGAAGGTAAGAAGGAGGATGAGACTGACATCCACAACATGAACAAGAAAGCCCTAGACGTCCCCAACGGTACACGGGACATGGCCAAGACGTTCATCTACGCATGGCTACTAGGGGCAGGTGTTGCTAAGACAGCCAGTATCCTAGGTGTCAATCAGAAGGAAGCACAGGCTGCCCGTACACGCTTCGAGCAAAGTATTGATGGCCTCCTTCCTCTCAAGAAGAAACTAATACCGCACATCGGTGAGCAAGGTTACTTCAAAGGGTATGACGGTCGTAAGGTCAAGGTACCCAGCGAGTACAAGGTTCTTGCAGGTCTACTGCAATCAGGGGAGTCAGTGCTTATGAAACACACGCTACTGAACTTCCACGAGAAAGCCCGTAAAGAAGGCATCAACTTTAAGATGGTCGCATTTGTACACGACGAGTATCAAGTGGAGGTTATCGGCACACGAGAAGAAGCTGAACACCTAGGCAATCTTATCGCAACTACTATGACAGAAACAGGAGAGGAGCTTGGCTTCCGTATCCCAACCCCAGGTTCCTACGACATCGGTAGAACTTGGTACGACACACACTAAGGAGGATAACATGTCATTAACAAGGACTGAGTTACAAAGACTCATACACTACGACCCACGTACAGGTGTCTTCACCAGACTAGTAACAACAGGTAACGCCTCCAAGAAAGGAGATATCCTAACAGGCCCTGTGGAAATCAAGGGGAGGGCATACCAACTCAACAGACTAGCTTTTATCTATATGAAAGGTGAAGCACCTCCACGCGTTAAACGTATAGACGGTAACATAAAGAACAACAGGTGGAGCAATCTAACATCTACCTAATAGATACTGCTTGACACGTAAATAGTGCTATGGTATAATTCGAACACTCTCAACAAACCCGAAAGGTTATTAATATGATTAAGACTATCGCAGCAACAGCACTCGCCCTTACAGCACTTACAGCTACAACAGCGTCTGCTTTCACATGTAAGAATACAATTGAAACAATCAATGGAGAAGCGGTGTACACCTTCTCACAGTGTACAGGTCAAGAACCTGCATCACAGTTTGTCCTTGACATGATGACAGAGTCTGCAAAAGACCGAGGCCCTGACGCAGACGTATAAGCTGATCAGGATACCAACAAGGCAGGCCTTAGGGCCTGTCTCTCTACCTAAACCAGAAACCCAGGAGGGGTATAAAAATGGCTACTAAAACAATCGAACTTACAGGAACACTAGAGTGGGCTAAACTCTTTGAGTCCAACCGCGACAATGGTGAGTATGACGTCGAGACAGACGGTGCTACAACAGTTACACTCCTTATGGAGGATGACGTGTTCAAGGCAATGAAAGACGCCGGTGTACGTAAGCAAGGTAAACCAGACCCAGATGGAAAGGGTATCCGAGTGACATTCAAACGTCCTTGGAAAGACAAGTTTGACCGGGAGTGGGCAGGCGGTGCCCCTAAGGTCTTTACCCCAGCTGGTGAGGAATGGGACATGTCTACTGACGGTCTCATCGGTAACGGCTCAGTAGGTGTTGTATTCCTGGACGTGTACGATACCAAGATGGGCAAGGGTTGTCGACTCAGTGGTGTCCAGGTTGTAGACCATGTTGAGTTCGAAGGTGGAGGAGGTGGAGGAGCCCCAGCTATCAAGCCCCGGAACTATACAGGGCAGAGCAGTGAGACACCAACACCCAAAGCTGCACCAGCTTCTAAAGAGTCTCCTGGTGACATCCCATTTTAATGAATACTAAAGGAGAGGGGCTGCGGCCCCTTTCTTCACTTAATAGAAGGAGATACCAATGACCAAAACTATTGACACCTTAGTCACCGACATGGAGGAAGTGATCTACGGCCTTAAAGGCTGGGACTACCTAGTCGGACAAGACATGGGGGCCCGAATAGCCCAGTTAGCTAAGAGCCGATTTGACAAACCACAAGAACCCCGTGGTTACTTATCTATGTCGTCCCTTGGAACACCATGTGACCGTAAGCTGTGGTACAAGATAAACCAAACAGATACCGCAATCCCACTACGAGCCAACGCCCTGCTCAAGTTCTTCTATGGCGACATGATTGAAGAGCTTGCCTTAAGTATTGCACAGCAAGCAGGACACACTGTTGAAGGACAACAGGACAAGATGGAGGCTCATGGTATCAAAGGTAGCCGTGACTGCGTGATTGACGGTATGACAGTTGATGTTAAGTCAGCGTCACCTTATTCCTTCAAGAAGTTCCAAGAAGGTAACCTTAGAGAACAAGACCCATTCGGCTATATCTCTCAACTATCCTCCTACGTCTACGCAGCTAAGGATGACCCACTCGTGACCAATAAGACACACGGTGCATTCTTGGTTATCGACAAAGTGAACGGACACATCTGTTTGGATATGTATGACTTCACTGAGGAGATGAAGACAAAGGAAGAAGAGATCACTCGTATCAAAGAGATGGTCAAAACAAAGGCACCACCTGAGCGTGGGTTCGAGGACGTCCCCCAGAGCAAGACATCACCTAATATGAAACTAGGTATGGAGTGCAGTTATTGTGAGTTCAAGAAGGCTTGCTGGCCTGGTCTCAAGATGTTTGCTTACAGCCACGGTCCCACCTATCTGACTAAGATCAAGAAACCCCTGAAGGTCGATGAGGTGGAGGACTGGACGTGAAGAAGAGCAGCACACGCCGTAGGGCTATACAGGCTGGTTACCGTTCAGGACTAGAAGAGGCCCTTAGTACTAACCTCACAGAACGAGAGGTTCCTTTCGAGTACGAGACTATGAAGATCAAGTGGCTTGACAGTAAGATGAGAAGCTACACACCTGACTTTATACTTGAGAATGGTATCATAATTGAATCTAAGGGCCGCTTTGTTTCAGCTGATCGACGGAAACATAAGGAGATCAAGAAGCAATACCCTGACCTTGACATACGGTTCGTGTTTAGTAATTCACGAGCTAAACTCTACAAAGGGGCCAAGAGCTCTTACGCCGACTGGTGTGAGAA